AACGCCTTCTCATTCTGAAGGATGTTCCAGTCATCGGACACTACATCAAGGATGCGGTCGTCAGAGTCACGAACAAGCGCGGACTTACCAACCGCGACCTTCTTGCCAGCAACCTCTGCAAAGGCAGGGACCTTACGTACCGACCAATCAAGGCCGGCTTTCTTAAGCATCTGGTCGGGTGACAAGTCAGCAGGAACCTTCGTGCCAAGACCGTGCCAAGGGGTTTCGCCAGCGTAAGCCATCGTTTCAATCATATGTGCCATGTTATAATCTCCAGTTGTTTATCAATTACAAGTAGATACTAATCAATATATGAAAATAAGTACACCATCAGATCGTCATCGACAAGACTATGTCTTCGAGCACAGACCCGCGGACCTGCTCGAAAGTACGATAGTTCTTATCAAAATGAAGAGGTTTAGAAAAGACCCTGAACTCACCAGTCAGTTTGCTCATGTAGGCTACCAACCTTCCACCAGACAGAACATAGGTGTTGTTCTGTACGTTGTTTGACCACTCAGTCGTTTCCTTGAGAACTTCCATTAGACGTACTCCCTAGCTACCTTCTTGAGCTCAGGGTACTGCTCAAACAGGTGATAGAAGAAGTTACTCGGGCCAAAGCTCGCGAGCAACTCGTTTACATCGGCCAACGTATGGAAGAAGAAGGCTTCCTCTTCTTGTTGCTGTTGACCATCATCACGATCATCGTAGCCCATAGTTACCTCCACACCATCATTATGAGTAGATTATAAATAAGAAATAAAAATAAGTAAACAGGTATGTTATGATAAAAGATCCAAAGAAAAGAGAAGAAGCCACTACCTCCCTCGTGAACACCTACAAGAAAGATACTCCTGGCCAGAAGCTCAAGACTTTTCTAGAGTTTGCTGGTGTATCACCTGCTGTCATGGGACCTCTTGACCTCTCAACTATCCCAACACCTTCTGGTGCTCAAGATTCTAAGAAGACAAAAGAAGTTAAGAAGAAAAGTAGATACAACCAGCACCTAGAAACAAAACCGACCATGCCTTTGGTTGGGCACTGAGTTTTGATTAAGCTGTTGGCGGTTTAATTAAGTGCTCAGGGCCAGAGTATCTAGCACCAACTCTCGCTGAGCCTCCACGAAGAATCCCCTTGAGCAAAGATGAATCGTCTTTGCTTGTTCTTTGAGTTTCTTTAGGTGTTTCACCCGTCTTCACAATATGATCGTTCTTCTTTGTTGGTTTTGTTGTTTTTAGCGGGACACTGGGAGTGGGTTTGGCTTTTGGTTTTGCGATGGTAGAAGTCTTTTGAGCGTCAACGCTAGGCTTTTTCTCGGGTGTTTGTGTTGGCTTGACTTCAGGCTTCTTTTGTGGTTCTTGTGTTGGCTTGACTTCAGGTTTAGCTAACTCAGGCTTTTTCTCAGGCTGAATCTTACCCATGTACTTTTCTTCAGGCTTCTTTTCCACAGCAGTAGGTAAGCTGGTGGTACGAACTACAACTGGAATTCGGCTGGGATTGGCTATGGCTTTAGAAACAGGAGCTAACTGTTTCTTTTCAGGAGGAGGCAATTGCTTCTGCTGATTTAAGTTAGGTTGCTGCTTAGGCGACTTGATATTTTTTGGAGTTTGCTGAAGACTCTTATTTCGTGAACTATTATCGTCTTCAATCTCTCCGGTACGACCATCAATCGTAACTTCTGAGATTAGATCGATGAAGTGTTCTTTTATTGCCTTTAGAGTCTTAGCCATGTGATGTCCACTAGTTTATTCTTATTTATATATTAGCGGGACTCCAGATATCTCCATCCTCTAGAAAATAATCATTATCATGCTGTTCGGGCGGTAAAGCAAAATCATCATCATTCATATATTGTTTCAAATTAGTATTTGTAGCCTCACCTCTATCGGTATATTTCCATCTCCTTACACCTTCTGCTCTAGCTCTGACAGCTTCTTGGGTAGGTGGTGTTAAAGACCTGAACTCTATGCCACACTTTAAGCTGCAGCACTGCCATCTCTTCTTATGCAAGACGCCGCACACAGGACATTGTTTTTCTTTGTATCTGTGTGCAGGTTTCTTTTTCTTCATTCTTCTTCTGTTTCAGCTATAACCTTTACTGCCATTCTCTTCTTCATATTTAAGTGATGAAATTCAGCTTCAACAAATAATTCTTGGTGAATCGGCTTCTGCTCGTTCGTTAGCATCATGTTAAGCTGTGTTTTTAGTGGCTTACTCATTTTGTAATTTTCGTTTGATTTCATATTATTTATCCTTTAAAATTTTAATTCGTGTGGTTCATCTGATGCTAGTTTTATTGGCAAAAAATCCCAATTATTTCTTAATACTGGAGTAAAATTGAGTGGTGATCTTCTTATAAAGAACTTAGGAATCTTCATATTCATCTGTTCGACTAAGTTTACATAAAACGAATCTATTCCTATAAAACATGCTGATTTTTCAATGATGGTTGTCCAATCAAACACATTATCTGTAACTGGCGTGATATTGATTATTTCATGGTCCATCAATCCTATGCTTTCAATAAATGATTTTGTGTTTAGACTGAATTCAATTCTTCCCATTGCGCCAGACAAATGAGTCACAACATATGGTTTGTCTTTGTTGACTATGATCTTATCAAAGAACTCTTGTTCTCTTTTCAAATTTCTTCTCATGTCTAAGTTCCATTTTTCTTCAAACGGAACATTCGTTACTGCATACTTGAATTGATCAAATGTTGTATGAAACGCCAATCTTAAGTCTTTAGCACGAATAGCAACTGGATCTATTAAGCGTGATGGCAACCCGATCTTATCGAAGTGAAGTGTTTCTTCGTATGGAAAACAAATTACTTCATCACAACCAGCATCTTCAATCAACATCTTGTGTGGAGTTTCAAACCAATATGGGTTTCTGATATTTGATTGAATGGATTTTTCTTCTACTGAAAGAGAATGAAACTTAACATATGGGAATGCATATTTGAATGCCTTATAGAACTTTTCATCTATAACCCAATGAACTTCCATTCCTTTATTGAATAGATACTTTGCTATAGGAGCAGCGATTAAACAATCTCCTGCTCCTCTCAGTTGAATGATTCCTATCTTTAATGGTTTTGTCATAGTTTCCTCAATTAAAATATCTATTATGAAACGCGCCGATATGAAATCGACGCTTTACTGCTTTACACTGCTCAAACATAACATCTCGAAAATAATAATGTTAATCCATGAATGGATGCAAATTTTTGTTTTGTTCTTGAAGCTTTCGCTTTAGATACTCATTCTCTGCTATGATGTTCTTAAGTTTCTTTTCAATTTCAGTATATCCATTGCATACCATTTGGTACATAGCTTGCAACGTATTCATGTTATCGACCTCGTAAAAATTATATTCTCTTTGCATTAGCATAGACATCTCCTACTACTAATTTGTGTTTATTAAAAGCTTTATGTCTTCTAAATGTTTATACTTTAAAACATTGTCAGACATGCTATTTATGGATTTACGAATTAGTTCTTGTTGTTCATTGGATAAAAAAGTCAAGGGACAAACACTAACATCGATTAAAAACCCAGACGTGTAATTCTTTTGAATTGGAAAAGTTATCTGATGTTCTTGTCTGAACCATAGGTCATTGATGGATGATGCAGGACTTCTTTTATAGAATGGATGAGCACTAAGATACTTATTAGTGGTCACAGTCCATACGTAACGATGATACCGGTGCTCTCCACACATTAAATGTGAAAGCTTATCACTCATCTTACGGAGTGTATCGCCATCTGCAACTGGAGCATGAATTTGCTCCAGTGTTTTACCTTGTGCTGTGAAAGGATTCCAGCCACTTGGAAAACAAACACATGCTGCTGAGATCCTGCCATGATCCATTATCACCAAGTCTTCTTGTATATTAGAACACAGTTCAACGATGTGATTGATATTACCGAAACCTAAAATGTTTGATGTTTTTTTGATGAGTTTTCTTGCTCTAGCTAAGTCAGAAGCAAAAGACAAACCAAAATTAGGATCAATGTTCTTTAATGATTTTTCCCACAACAACTCTTTTCTTTTTTCATTAAGATGAATTTGAGAAGCTGGCTGGACCAAAAGATCTCCCTCGTATTTTTGCATACGAGGGATTGTAGTATATGGAACTTTTACTATATCGCTAAAATTCATATTATTAAATGGCTCCCCGGGTAGGACTTGAACCTACGACATATGGATTAACAGTCCACCGTTCTACCAGCTGAACTACCGGGGATTTGTTTACTTAGAATTACTTCCTAGATAAGTCAAAATTGTTTGAGGATCAGTTACAGTATAAGGATCTGATTCACAATTATCAACACAACCTGGTTCGACAAACATTTTTTGAATAACACCATTGTCAACAACCATAGAATATCTCCATGAACGCATACCAAATCCTAGATTATCTTTATCGACTAGCATTCCCATTCTACGAGTAAAAATACCAGACCCATCTGGAATCATCTTGATATTTTGAATGTTCTGTTGCTTTGCCCATGCATTCATCACAAAAGCATCGTTTACACTAATGCAATATACTTCATCAATACCATGACTACGAATCAAATCATAGTTAGATTCATAACCGGGAACTTGCATGGTGGAACAGGTAGGAGTGAATGCACCAGGAAGAGAGAATACTACAACTCTCTTACCACGAAACAAATCGTGGCTATCTACATCTTGCCAACGATAAGGATTAGGACCGCCAATCGATTCATCACGAACACGAGTCTTAAATGTAACTTTTGGTACAATATTTTCAGTCATAAACATGATCTAACCTTCCTTTCATTTTCAATTATAAATTCATTAAAAAGTAATTCTTCTTTGAGAAATGCTTCTCTTTCCCATGGCATATTTATATATTCATCATATGAATTACGAGTTACATTATGTCTAGATAATGTCTCGGCTGAGAATGTTTGATTCTTCCAGATGATCATATGACCTACACATCTTAATTCCCTACGAAAAAACTGTTTTACATGCACCATCTCATGAGCAATACACTTCAACTGTTCTGTGATTGGAAGCTTTTTGTATAACTCTATTATAAAACACTTTGGTTCAATTTGTGTACAGAACGCATCTGATTCTATGTTGTTTTCTAGACATAGATTTATTTCTATGTTATTCACTTTAGGCAATAACTTATTGTAGAAAAATCTAATTGCAGTATCATAAAGTTCTATCTTTTTTTTAGATCTACAATTGATTATATCTACATCAATCATTTAGGCTATAAACTTTTGCTGAAGACACAAACATTCCCTGGATGTACCACTCTGGTATATCTCGCCTTGTCCATTTAGCAAATCGACTCTTACTGTTGATGTAGAAGTTACGATAACTTTCAATCACATCATCTTTTTTATAGATGTCATCCATAGCTTTAGGAGGATTGATCCACTTATCAAATGTCAGTCCCTGAGGAGGATTAGCTAATGCAAAGATCAATCGCTCGTTGCTGTGCTGCTTCTCATACCGATATGTATATTCTTTCAATAAGTGTCTCCACATACTATATAGCCATGTGTAAGATGCTGTTGAAGACCTAGTCCAGATATTAGATGGGTGATTGACATGAGCAGCAAGATGAAGGATCTGATCACGATCATCATTAAGCTTCCATCGCTTAATCTTATGTTTTTTGTCGGTGATGTGAGTATAAACTTCTCCATCAATCACGCGGTGAGCAGTCGATAGAAGCTGTGCGTACTCGATAATCATCTTAAGCACATGTTTGTCGCAGTGCTGTTGCGCACAAATTTCTGGAGAAGCGTCAAGAAAAAATATATTCATGTGATTAGCTTATAATTTATTTTTTTGTATTGTAACATGTACATACAATTATGTAAACCCCTCAAACACCGACTTATCAAATTTAGTTTTTGCTTGTGGTGTATCATCAACGATATCACGTTGAGCACTTGCTTCTGCGTTATACAACTTCATCTTAGATCTGTCAACACCTACGATAAACTTTCGATTAATGTTTGGATCACTGTATCTATTCTTAAGTTGCTTTACAAGCAATTGATTAAGATTAGCCAACTGTTCATTAGTTATGATGGCAAACATGAAGTCAGCTGTTGCTGGCAAGCCAAATGATTCAGATGTGTCCTCAAGCCCCACATCTGAGTTTGTGTACCCAGTTCTATTTGTTTGTGTAGCACTAACGATTGGCAAGTTCATCTCAACAGCAAGACCTCTAAGTTCTTCGGCGATTGCCTTAACATATAGATACGAGTTAACATTGGATCCGACCTTAAGCCTGGATGAATTGCAGATGTTCAAGTAGTCGATATAGATGATATCTGGCTTGAAGTTCTTCTTCAATCTAAGCTCATTCAATAGGTACCTAAAATTGTTTGCACCGGCTGAAGCCGTTGGGTACTCCTTGATGATAAGCTTACCAACTGTTTTACTCTTTATTTTATCAATCTTTTTCTGGTATACATCTTTAGGAAGCTCAGACAACTCATCAATAGCTACGTTCATCAAGTTTGCATCGATTCTTTCAGCAATCTTTTCTTCTGCCATCTCAAGAGTTATGTATAGAACGTTCAAACCGTCAAGGAGGTTACCTGCAGCGCAATGACACATGAACATACTCTTACCTACACCTGTGCCAGCAAGACAAATGTTCAAAGTCTTCTTACTCAGTCCACCTTTAGTGATCTTATTAAAGTATTCTAAGTTGAAAGGTATCTTAGTTTCACGTGTGTGATACATGTCATATCGATGTTCCCAATCATCAACCAGATCATGGCCAATGTTGGTATCAAACGATACAGATAAAGCCGTCGACAGCAATTCAGGAATAGCGCCTTTAGATATATCTTGCTTAGTGTCTCCATTGATCAACTGAATTGACTTAGAGATAGCATTGAATAATGCTTGATCCTGACAGAACTTTTCAGTTTGCTCAGTCAACCACTTACTGTTTGTATCTTTATCACATTTCAAACTCTCAATGATATTGATAGCTTGTTTATACGTTTCTTCACTTACATTTGTTTTGTTTTGTAAATCAATATTCAATGCTTCCTTTGATGGAAGAGCATTATATTTGTTGATATACTCTTGAATTAGCTTGAATGTAAGCTTGTCGCTATGATCACGAAAGTATTCATCTTTAATGAATGGTAGAACTTTACGAGTATATTCCTCATTAAAGAGGAGATTAGATAGTATCGTCTTCTCGATCGTCATTCATTTCTCCAATTTCTTCATAACCCTGGCCATAAGAATATTCTTTCTTAGCGCATTCATCGAGAATCTTTAGGAGATCTTCAGTAAAGTATTTTTCTGGATTGGTGTTAATTTCTTTACCAAACAACTTAGTACCATTAGGCATCTCGTACCTAGTTGATACTTTCTTGATTATATTATACTTTTCCGCTAATTCGAGTAAACCGTAATACCTGTCGAGTCCCTTATCATATGACAGGCGTACTTCTACCTGTCCATTTTCTTTTGATAACCTTGACTTGTGCATCTTGACCTTGATGATGTTACCGACCACATCGTTGTTACTATCCTTGTCTTTCTTCTTTGAAAGCATTGCAATGGTTGATGCTGCATATTTCAAACCCGATCCACCTGAGATTTCATTGGTAGGAACATACGATCCTACGGCAGCGTAGACGTGATTGGTAACCAACAATGGTACTTTGACTTTGGCCAACTTGAGAGTCAGCACACGAAAAGCTGCCTTGATAACCTGAGCCTTTGTCATGTCACGTGTTTCTTTACCCTCAGCGGTGTCTTCCATTTCTTTAGTTGTTGACAATAAGCCGAGTGAATCAAGGACCATCATGAACGGAGGACGATCCTTACCAGTCTTTTCATAAAAATCAAGAGTCTTTAGTGCGTGGGTTCTAAACCGCTGAATGGTATCCATCTCAGCAACGATAACGCGCTTGGTATCGATACCGCGCTCCTCCATCATCTGTTTGGTCACAGCTGCTTCTGTATCGTAATACATGACACCAGCTTCAGGATGAGCGTCGAGGAAAGACTTAACTATTCCTAGAACAAAGAACGTTTTTCCAGTAGCCGATTCACCGGCGAAAGCAGTAATCTTATTGTTAGGAACGCCGCCGTATATGCTCCCGCTAAGAACAGCATTGAGAATAAAAGAACCAGAATCAATGCATCCACTAAACTCCGCAGAACCTTGTCCATCAGCGACGATGTTTGTGTCTTCATCTTTGAGTTGCTCACATAAGTTTTTTAGAAATGTCGTCATGTATACCTCATTTCGATCGAATGTTATTTATAGAACTCCGTACTATCTCCATTATACTATCTTGCTGTTTTAAAGTAAACTTCTTTTTCTGAGTCATTGATACGTTCACAGCAAGTAACAACACTATAGCTAATGGGTCAAATACACATACTAGCAATATGATCACAGCTCTTACTGAGCTTTCAAAATGATCTTTTGCTTCATCACCATATATCAATTCGGCTATGTACTTCAATGGACCTATTTCAGCTTCCATCTGACGTTTAGATTTTTGTAGTACATTTGCTTCCATCTTATAGTCAGATATAACTTTCATACTATTTTCTATAGTTTCAGTTAAATCTTTTCTTTCTTGTTTTTGTAAGTTTCTTATCGCTATGGCTCCATCTGAACCACGAATACGATCGTTGTCTACAAGTCTTTGTACAGATGCATCGAGCTGCTTTAACACAAGTTTGGAATCATTGATCTTATCTTGTTCAAACTCGATCTTCTGTTCAATCAGTTCGATGTTATCGGTGTTATCACCCTGTGACACTGTTTGTTCTATGTGTGCCTTAGATAAGTATCCAAAGATACCCATAGATGTTATGAACATCAAGATAAAGATAGCCGTCATCAAATAAACTTTGATAAATTTAGGAGCAATTTCCCAATTGCTATAAAGCCAATTAGTAGTAACGATCTTTCCTAATTCAAGAAAAGATCCCATGATAACGACTGGCCAAAATGCTGCAGCAAATATAGTGGTTAGACCGATGATAGAATAATAAGCTGCTATGATGGAGATAGCTATTGCTGTAACTAAAGCTACTACGTTTATCATTGCTCAGCTAGTGCCTTTATCTTGTTAACAAATTTCTGTATCTTTTCTTGTCGATTAGGCCAATAGATGTAAGCCTTGTCGTTGTCTTTAGACAAATTAACAAGAAGAGGCATGATGGCGTCGTATAGTTGCTTGAGTCTTCCTTGATAGTATTCAGAAGTCTTATTGATTTCAAATTCAAACTCTTGCTTGAACGCTTCAGCTGCTTTGGTTGCAGCGTACTGTGCAGCTTGAGCTGCTGCATCTTCTTCTCTTTTCTTTAGTTCATCTTCACTTAATAGTGAAAAACCAAAATCATCATCAAAATTATCTACTTGTCTCATTGGAAGAAATCCTCGATAGTTGCGATATGGTTCTTTTCTGCAACCCAGTCAATCTTTTCCAGAATTCCATTCAATGGTTCAAGAAATGCTTTTTCAAATTGAGTATCATAATCAATCAAACAAGACAAATCAAATTCTGGAGGAAGTGTTCCTGGGCAAGAAATAACTTCAATGTTGTAACGATTAGGAAAACGAAGATAGCAATATTTGATTTTATCCCCGTTACTAATCGATTGATACTTTTTAGACAGATTGTGCTTTTCTACAAAGTGATTGTAGATCAATGCACCTTTTGCATGAATCGGCGTTCCTTTTTTATAGATCCCACCTTTGTCTCTATATTTATTCAATCCATTGCATCCTCGAGGAAAAGCAATGTCTTCAAACGGCATTGACAGAAACTCTGTTTTGAATTGCTTGATGTATTCGATCAAAGACTCATTGTCTTTAGTCATAATGATCTTCAAAGCATTCTTAATCGATTCTCTGCAAGACATAGGGGTGGAAGACTTGACTGCCTCGATACCCATGATCTTTAACTTTGGTTGAGCGTACCTAACACCTTCTGAATCATACACATTCAAGATGTATCGTTTCTTTGCTGTCCAGATACCCTTGTCTGCAATTGATTCTCGCTTCATCTTCATCTTTTGAGAATAAGCGTTCGTGTAGGTAGCTAGTTCTTGGTAACACTTATCAATGTATGGTTCGAGCTTTTCATTACAAACTTTGTCAAGGAAGTCCACGATCTTTTTCTTATCGTCTTCGTCTTTGAATACATGCTTAACTAATTTATCAAGACATAGGTAGATTGAGTCGGTGTCTGAAGCGAGAACATAGTCTTGGTTCTGAGTCTTGAGTAAGTTATTCAAGTACTGATTCATCTTGTCTTCGATCCAACGAATCGTTACTTGGCCAGATAGGGTGATGCATTCGGCTAAGGCCAATTGGTAATACCTAAAGTATTGATTACCAAGCGCACCGTAAGCTGAATTCAACATGATCTTAAACGCTAGCTGAAGATTATTGTATTTCGATATTTCCTTTTCAAGCTCATAAGACTTATCTTTTTGATATTGCTTTTGGGCCTCGATCATCTTCTTCTTATACACAGTACGCATGTCATAGTACTGTTGCATTAACTCAGGAAGAAAACCTTGTTTGTCACGAACAAAGATGCAGCGGTTTGCTGTCTTGATTAGATCCGTATCCCAGTTGTTTGCTTCACCATTTAAGAAGCTATCAACATCGATGTTGCCTTTGCACTGTGAGTAATACGTCTCAGGCGAGATGTTGTACTGCATGATCAAGTGTGGGTAGAGACTGTTTAAGTCAAACGATACGACCCAGTTATGCAATCCTACCTGTGGTGCTTTGACATAAGCGCCAGTAAAAGATCCATAGTCAGTCACTTCACCTGTAATTGGATCCTCAGACGAAGCAGCCATCTTATATGGGATCTCAGGGATGTTATCTTTTGGTGTTATGACGATGTTACGATTAATCAAGAAGTTATGTACGATAATATCCCAGAGCCTAACTACACCAAATGTATCAGTATAGTTGGTTTTAGCTGAGTAAGCCATGGCGTAAACCAACTCGATGAGCTTAAGCTTATCCTCGAGACGTATAACTAAATCTACGTCTTTAACATTGTAATCGATGAAGAGTTGATAGTCTTGCTTGTACAACTCATTTAGGTTACCGTATTGAGAATAGTCAAGTTTCTTCTCACCGAGTTCCAATAAAGCAATATGATCAAGCTTATATGATTCTTGATTCGTATACGTAAACTTACGATACAAAGGAAGATAGTCGAGTGTGGATACACCTAAGATTTCATAGACCTCAGATTCACCGTTGACTTTACCACGACTAACACGACGAGTGTTAATGATGTTCCATGGAGAAAGCTTTGCTGTTTCTTCTTCACCAAGCAGACGATTGGATCGGTTGATGATGTAGGGAATATCAAAGTTTTCAACGTTCCAGCCACTGATTACATCAGGAGAAACTGCAGCAAAAGATTTAATGAACCATGATATCAGAGAAGCTTCATCAGTACACTTTACATACTTAACATGTTCTGAAGATGATTTGTAATCACCGCAACCAAACACAAATGTTTCATCTCTGAACCTCATCGAAATAGCTGTGATTTCTTTATCTGCTTTTTCAGGCTCAGGGAACCCGTCATCAGAAGCAACCTCGATATCGATGTAAGCTACTCTGATCTTTGTTGGGTCGTATTGAACATCACCGGTGAACGTATCGTTGATCCATGTATAATGGAACATGTGGGGCGATTGCCCATGGATGCTGAAGTTTTCAACGTTTGTGTAGGACTCTACAAATTCTTTAGCGTCGTTGACAGACTCAAAGCCCATGCGATCGACTTTGGTTCCATAGATTGTAGAGTAAGAAGCTTTGTCTGGATTGCGTGATTCGATGAAAAGATAAGGTTTACACTTTATCTTTTGTTGTATCCTTTTTCCGTTGTCGTAGCCACGAAACAGGATATTGCTTCCACGTAGAATTACATTTGTGTAAAATTTCATTTATAATCTCATCTATGATCATGAATATACTAACACGTTTCATAATTAAAGTACATCTGAAATTTTATTAATTATTCTTTGATATCTTGTTTTTCTATCTTCCAAGCCATGAGTTCCACCATTTATTATCTTAGTAGATTCTTCTATTGTCTTACCATTACAATGATTTGTTTTCCAAAAATAAGCAGCGGATGTGCATGCTCCCTTTGGTACTTCTAGAAAACTAATTACATCATCCAAACTCTTGTTTACATATTTGGCAAACTTTTGGTAGTTGCTTTTACCAGTTAACTGTATCAGTCCGCGGCCACAGTATCTCCATCCATCACCACTCTCTTCGTTGCTATTTCCCATGCGGTTGGCATACACGCGGCTCGCTATTCTTATAGGTTGTCTTGCATACTTCTCAGCTTCTTGACGATCTTTAAAGTATTTTGGAAATACCTTAAGTAACCCATCGACTGAGTAGTTAAGATTTTCTTTTACTCTTCTAAGATCGCCGGATTCATGACCAATGTGTGCTAAGAAAGCAGAGATGTCGTGATGGGTTTGAATGTTGTAATTAGCTAGTGCATCTTCAAGATGTAAAAGATACTTAGTCAGAGTTTCATCTGATGCGGTAGGAAAAGCAATCTTGAGTAGTTCTTTATTCATGCATTATTTATAATCAAAAAGGGGGAGTTGCCTCCCCCTTGCAATCTTAAATGATTGCTGGTTGAAGTATATTTACTGCTTCATGCACATACATAGCAAATGCGACTGGTGCAAAACATAATGTAAGACATAAAAATAGACGACCGAGTTGTTGTTTAGTCATGTTAGATTACTCCGTTAGTAGCTGTTTATCTGTAGTGGCTACAACTGAAGGCTCTTTAATCTCAATCTTCTTCGGTTTCTTATGCTCCGGAATGATTCTTTCGAGAATGATCTGCAGCATACCGTTAAGCATCTCTGCACCCTTGATCTCGATTGCGTCGCTTAGAGCAAATGTCCTGGTGAATGAACGGTTGCTGATTCCTTTGAATAGGTAATCATTGGAATCGTCGTTCTTTGAAGCACCACGAACGATGAGTTTATCTTCCACAAACTCGATTTCGATGTCAGAACGACAGAAACCAGCAACAGCTAGTTCGATGACGTACTTATTTTCATCGATCTTTTTGACGTTGTATGGAGGATAATTGGGGACGTGCTTCGCCAATTCATCGTGAATCTTAGAAGCTTCATTGAAGAATTTATCGTATCCAACAAAGAAAGAATTAATATTCCAATCTTTTGGATAACCAGTAGTATAGACCTTAGTCATTGTAGACCTCCCGTAGCAAGGTTAATAATAGTATCCACCCCGAAGGCATGGACACTATTATTTATACAACAATCACATAATTAAGTAAACTGGTACAATAAAATTACAATCCTGGTTGTGATGCATTCACCTTGGAAGGATTAAGACATGCATTTGGAACGCCGTTTGGACCTCTTGTGGATGAGGCAATTGGGCGAACGTAAACGTCAGAAGTGTCAGAAGGATTTGAGCCAGAGGCAATGAATGGTGTAGTAGGCGCATTAAGTTTATTCTTGATGGCGTTTCCTACAAGACCAGCACGACCAAAAGGATGAGAGAAGCTGATATCGAGTGTGGAGACAACAGCAGGGTTACCCATCTGATTCACAATGGATGTAGCTACACCTTTCTTATCAGTAGCGATTGCAGGTAGCCCTGCAACAGGAACTCTTCTCCATTGAATGGTGGATTCAAAATAAAGATCATAAGTTCCTTTGACTACATTGAGTAGACTTGGCGCAGCGCCATTGAGCTTGACGAATCTCCAACCATCAGAAGAGCTTGGTATCTTTTCTGTGGTAAGAATTCCTATCGAACCTTTGCCAGCTGTTTCAGCACCATTGAGCCCACTGATTACATTGTTTGTTCCTGAGTTTTCAGTGACGAGAGCATTGGTCTTATCAAGAAACTTACGAGCACCTACAACACAACCTGTGTCAGCAAAATAGATCTCAAAACTTCTTTGTGTGCCTGAGGTGGCGAATCTTCTTTGAACATAGATGTTGGCGTCTGTAAGCGCGCCGTATGGTGCAACACTTGCAGCAGTTTCAGTCTTGTTGATTGCAGAACGAATCTGGCTCCATGTCGTAAGAGTACCAGTATACATTCCTGCAACTTGGTCCTTGTTCAATGAAGGCATGCATTCTTCTGAAGAAGCCTTGGACGTTGAATCAGTAATCAAACCATACCCAGCATTGCTAGGATGACATACGCTTGTCGTGGCAAACTGAAGAGCTTGTAGCCTCTGATAGATTGATTTGGTAACAGGTACACCAAAGATGACACCTGAGATACCATTTATCTGTAGAGCGTTTAGTTCAACAGCGGTTATAACAGGAGTATAAATCTGTGCAAACCTTGCAGGTTCAATATCAGATATTCCTACGTCAGCAGCACCGACTGTGGTGACAGCCGTAGCAGGCATTCCAGCATGTTCTTTATATGCAGAGAATGCGCCAGACGCTGGCTTAGTCACGCCGACAGAAGCACGAATCGTAGCATCACTTGGGTCTATCCAATTCCTAGTAATGGTTGTCCCATCAGAAATGTTTAGAGTTTCCTGAGCACGAACAAGAGGACCTACGCCAACACCAGAACCGCCATCTGATTCCTTAAGAATTGCAATTCTCTTATTGTTTGCACCAGAGTTTACTCCACCAGTACAAAAATATAGAGCATCATTCTTTGCAGAAGAGATATACACATCGAGTGTATTTGGTTTGCAAATTACAGAACCAGGTGTAGTATTTCTCAATAAAAGTAAAAGACCTGCGTCGTGCGCGGTTGCGCCTGACATACGAATCGTTACTTGATTCGTGGCATCTGATTCTACAAATTGAGTGGCTGGTAAAGAATGAGCGAGGGAAGAAAAGGCTAGAATGGAAGAAAATAAAATACATTGTAATTTCATAAACATTACTCCGGTTAAACACTATATTATTTAACCGGAGATTGTTACAGACGAGTTAAAACAAATATTATTTAAGATTTGGGGCTCCATTCTGTTGGTTCTTGACCAGTAAGTGCTCTCATATGGTCAGAACCCATAGACCCAGCTGCAACATGCCAGCCTTTTCCATTACTGGTGGGTTTAACACCCCATCTACGAAGCATGCCAACATGATCTACATTATTAGGATCTGCTTTTTCATGAGATTTGAATATATGACGCGGTCCTTTCGTTGAAAGTCTTCCACCCGTTTGAATCCACTTATTTCTTCTAGACCACGCGTCGGCACGAGCTCGATCTTCATGCCCAAGCTCAAATTCAATATCTTTTCTTGTCTGATAACCTACTTCATCTATTTGTTCGATATCTTCTTGAACAACTTCATCAGCTAATCCGGCTCCTCTAAGCTTAGCTTGTTGCTGGCTTATAAAATCTGCATATGATTTGGTCATTGCTGTTTCCTTTTGCTTTATCTTTTTCTTCCGATATTATATTTAGCAACCAATTCCCATTCATCTTTTTCTTTGTGTGAGATTATTTTCACCTGGCTAATAGGAGCCAATCCACTTTCTAGTTGATCTTTATTATTTATCTTGAGCAAACCCCATTGCTCTAGAAGTGTTGCAATTGTGTTTCTTCTTGCCCTATCTTCATCTGAAAAATTGGATGGTTTCCCATCCAGCATAAATAATTCTTTAAAGTGAACTATATAATAAGATCCTTGCTTATGAAGAATATGGCATGATTGATACAGTGTTTTATCTTTTTTAGAAGCTACACCGATTCTTGTCAGTGTTTCTTTTATCTTTAAGAAATCTTCCTGTTGATCTAATTCGACTTTTACGAGTGTGTCTACTACATTCATATTATGCTCCACCTTTTTGTAATTTTTGTTTTATGAAATCCAATTGTTTATTATTTATTATTTTTAAGATTTCAGTGGCTTTGGCAAAACTACACCCATACCATTCAGACACTACTTCAACATCTTCATCTTTTATTTTCTTTGCCCATTTGCTAAATCTTTTCTTTTTAGTGATCCCATGGAGATAATAATCGAACTGTAACTTGTTGTCTAGAGATGCATATTGATTCATCTCATTCACATACAAGATCACGTCCATATGATATGATAGCGATTTATTGGTCAAGAAAGCATTGTATCCTTTCTCAGCTAACTCATCATTTTCGGTTCCTACCATCAAATTCTTTTTACTATCACTTACCGCATTGACATAGTCAAATGGTTTCATGTAAATTCACACTCAGTCATGATCATCGTTAGGCAGGCTACGATGTTAATCTCTGGATCTGCAACGAACGCTGCCTTATATTGATAATCACCAATTATCAAAACAAGTTGAGGAATGGAAGCTGGCTTCATTGTAGTTGAAGCTATATCATAGAGCTTCCTAAACAAGACAGAAGATTCGATATCGCTATTTTCCCCAACCCACTTTCTCATATTAGTAAATGACTTCTCCTTCAGAAAAGAAATTAGCATCTTGATGTTATCATCGCTTGTATTGGCTAGGATTCCAGAATCAATCTTACCATTTACAGAGTAGCGCTGAAGCTCGTTTAGAACTCTACGCCAATCTGGAAAATACCTAATGATAAGCTGTGCAACTGCAGATTGATCATATTCGACCTGTTCTTTATCCAAGATAGTCTTAATTCTTTTTAAGAATTGAGAAGCCATCTTATCTTTTTCATTATTAGGAATCTTGAAATCAACCACAGTACATCGACTATGCAGAGGCTCAATGATACGATTCTTAAAATTACAAGTAAGGATGAACCCGCAATTCTTAGAAAATTCTTCCATGAAATTTCTAAGTGCAGGTTGAGTAGAGTTGGGATTTAGATAATCTGCCTCATCAAGGATGACATATTTTCTACCTCCGATCAAAGACATAGATGAAGCGAATTGATTAATATCGTTTCTCAACGTATCAATGTTACCATTCATTGAACCATTTATAACCATATAATCACACTCGAGTTGCTCGAGCATAGCTCGTGCTACAGTGGTTTTACCCACTCCAGCACGTCCGGTTAGAAGCATGTTAGGAATAGAACCCTTATCAACAAACTGTTGAAATGTGTTCTTTAGCTGTGTTGGAAGAATGCACTCAGAAACAGACCTCGGACGATATGCCTGAGACCACAAAAAATCATCACGAATCATAATATAAAACTCCAATTAAGTCAGAACAATTGTTTCGTATAGCTGCTGAAACTCCTCCATGTCAGACACTTCATCTGTAAAATTATTTTGATGATACACCTTTGCCATCTTACGAAGAAACTTCTTATTAAGTTGATACTTCTCAGATGCAGCTGTGATAGCTTCTTTGATATACTCTTTCTCTGCATGCATCCTTGTCATTGAGTTTGAGATCTCTTGCAACACACCACGAAGTTCATTCTTATCTTGTTCAATCATCATCATTCCCCATAAGTACTAGTTGTTTCAGTTGCAATAAAATACTCAACTTCATTATCTGTCGAGACAAACTTAGCAATTCCTTTGGTGATCATCACATTATAATCTTTATTCAAAAGTTTCAAATTGTTACATGAAAAAATAATCTTAAACTTCTTTGATTCTTCTTGAAGATCAATTTCAAATGAGTTATTAGTAGGACTCTTAACATCAACAGCCTTACAATAAAGTCTTCCACTACTTCCTTCAATTGCAATCTCTGGAAGCTGAAGGACACTAGCACCCTTCATCACACTTTGAAATGTTTCATTACTCAGGTTGAATGAAACATATGGATCATTGAATTTAATCTCTTTCTTTGGGGGTAAGATGAGCAACATTGGGTCTGCAAAGATAAAGTTTACACTCTTACCTCCATCCGAAATCTTCAAGTAATTTTCATGAAATGAAAGACTTGGATCATTAAATAAAGATAGCACTCCAAGAAATCGATTCAAATCAAAGATTCCAAAATCGGTTTCGATCACTTCATCAATCTTTGCTTTTGCCATGATTGTCTTTTGAGGTGAGATGGTGGCCAATTGGCTACCTGCCTCAAACATAATCGAAGGATTGATGGTGCTGAAATTCTTCAGCACCTGTAGAGTCTTTGCACTCAACTTCATAATATTAACCTCACTTCTTTCTCTTTAGAAGTCCTGCATCTGCTGTTGCTGCCGCGCCAATCGATGCAAGATCTGCCAATGAACCGCCAAAGATATATGTGCCAACATGCTGCAACTGCATCCAAGGACAGAACCAAACTTGACCACCCATCTTCTGCACGTTATAACAGAACATATAATCTTCCGATAAGTATCGCTTTGATTCTGGATCAATGATGCAATCAAAGTACGCCATGATTTCACGAGAACCATCGAAGTGCTCTGTACGAACATGGTCAGGCTTGTAAGAAAGTTCTGGGAAAGCTTCCGCATACTTCTCAAAAGTGCGACGACGAATCATCATGAACCCTGTACCAATCTCAGAGACTTCAACCGGTTGTCCAATTGGAATCTGGGTTTGACCGGACTTTGGATTAAAGACGTAGTCGCCTACAAACTTCTCAAGACGATTTGGATCCTCATCTGCAACACCCTTATCGACAGCCATCTTGATCTTTTCCCATGAGATACACTTCTTAGGATAAGGACCACCGATTACGTCATAAGGACTAGTTTCATCTTGAATAGCTAAAAGCGCAATTACGTCTTGAGGGTTAAATCCGATGTCCGAATCAATAAACATCAAGTGAGTCGCGCCTGAGCGCATGAACTCATCACAACAATAATTTCTTGCTCGTGTAATTAGAGATTCATTAAACAAGAAGTATAACTGTAACTGCACACCATATTGTGTGCATAGAGCTGCTAAATCAGCGACCGATCTAGCAAACATTCCAGTACACTGGCCGCCATACATCGGCGTAGCAAGAAACAACTTACGTTGTCTTAGAACTTCTACAGGAACTTTAACCTGAAACCCATTATTAGTAGGTTGTGTATTTTCTTCACTCATTCAATTCTCCTTTATTTACTTTTCCAACAGTCACACGCATGACACATTTTAGATACAGGGTTAATGGGTTTATTTCTATAACATGCTTCGTTAGTTATAGATTCTGCTTTAAGCAAAGCAAATATAGAGTCTTCCGCTGGGGAAAGCTTAACGCTCTTAATTTGTTCATTTTCTGCATCATGATCTTGTACATACAATTGAATCATTGCATAATGTATGATTTTTAAAAGATCTTTTTTATTGCGCCCATCTTTCTTACCATAGCGCTTTGCATACTTCATTATATTACCAATGCAAAATCCTGTACCATGACCTGCATCGATTATCATATCAGTTGCTTGATACTTACCACTATAGTGCTGATTGTATGTAGAATCTATATATGATTTTATTTCTTGCAACGCACTATCTTCATTATACTTGTAATTAATCATTGTAAAAACTCCTCTAAAGTAGAACTCCTTTCATCCATCACCTTATGCGTTTTGTTTTGGTTATACTGAAATACATGAGTGCTATTGATCATTTCTCTATTACCTAATAGATACTCACGTATCTCAGTTGCCATGTCTACTGCAGTTTGAACTGGAACATTTTGGCAAATATGATTAACGGATCTCTTAGCATTCAATAATTCAAAGTCTTCTGGCATACCCATGATCGACATTGCTTCTCTATAAGTTATGAATCTATTTTCATGGGGATGTGTTAAGCAAATTGGGTAATGGCTTACAAACGCACCGATATGACCTTTGGGAATAGTTGTACCTCTCTGCATCACATTTTTTCCATCATTCAACTTATCAAACTTATACATACATTTTCTAATTTCTTTTTCATATCCTCTGTTGTTCATCCAATCCGCAATTTGTTTATAGTTGTATCCCATCTTTTGAGCATACATCACAACATTTATTTCTTTGTCTGTGTCAACCGCGTTGAAAAAATCACGATGACTCATTCCGCCATGTATTTCCTCAAGGACAAACTTGTAATAAGGATCATCAGTAGGTGTTCTAGGATTGATTGGCTCCATTTGACTAGATGTCTTTATGTTTAAAATAACATCTTCAATACGTGTAAGAGGAATGTTGTAATAATTTAATAGTGGTGCGCGATCGCCTTGCCAAAAAAAGTAGAACGTTCTGTCGCGAACCTGAGGCACACCATGTAGCAAAGATCGTGTCTTGTAGATCGTCATGCTATAGCCGTTGTCACGCCCAATTTTATACATCTGTGCACGAATATTGATACCAATTTTACCTATCAGCTGTGGCGCGTTTTCGCCCCATAGGACTTTTGGCTTAAGGTCAGATAAGACATACTTAGTAGTTTCAAGTAACCATTTGTTATTAGGATTATCATCGCCATAACCTTGAGACAACATCGATAATCCTGCACAAGGACAAACAGAACCAATTACATCAACTTTCTTATTTGGTTTTGCATCGTCATCTAGAACATAATATGGTATACTATTTTGAAAATAATTGACAATATGGGAATCATTTTTATTGAATGCTTTATAAGACATAAGATACTCAGGAGGAGTACCAAATGCTTTCATTGAACCTATTGTTTCACCACCTATGAGCGGGACTATAGTTGCGTGTTTAAACATGCTTTTGTATCTTTACCATCAAGTCAGTGAACACATAAGATGAATCTTGGTGTTCTTTATAAAAGTTATATGCCATATGCCGATGCTCATCTCTCATCACATCATCGGCCGATAGTTTATTTATCGAATCTAATGCATCTGCCATGTTATTTTCTGATAACCAAATTGTACCGCTATCTTTACATTCAGTTAATGGTTTACCCTGTGCTCGATGAATGCATGCATCGCCATATTCTTTACGAAATACTGGAATGGTTCCAATTGCTGCTAATTCGCAATGTGTATACTCGATGGAGTGTTTGATGAATCGTGGTGCTAAGATAGAAAGCTGATAACAGAATCCTGTCTTTGCTGCTCTCTTCAACATATTATCATTTTTATACAAACTAAAGCATGCTGCATAGTCACCATAGTGTTTAGATAGATCAATGTTATCGGGATCAAGTGGTGTAGGACTAATATAATTAATGAATCTATCTTTATGTTTTGCCTTAAAGTCTATGAAAGCAGGTGATCTTTCAATTCCTTCAAGTGTAGTCAAGTAGCCATTAGGCATTAAGTACTTATTATGGAAATCCAGCATCATGTTATAGCCTTTCCATGATGTTGTTCTTCCGATCCATTTATGCGACTTTGGATCTTGTTCTTCAATTGGTCGCCAATACTTTTCTCTCAACTCATCAAACATCATTCCCGGTTGAAAAGTGTAGAATGGCTTCTTCTCTTCTTCAAAAAAATTCATCAGAGATGCGGCTGTTCCAGTAGAATGCTGCTCATTAACTACAGTAGCAAAATCACCAGTGTTGCTGTGTGCAAAGATAACTTTTGCTTTATCAATAGATTCTTTTAATGCTTCGTTACGCTTAATAGAATGCATGATATGATCATGTTGAATAAGAACAAATGACTTATTCACTGATTCCAATATACGTTTAAATCCATTAACACACTCATCACCATGGCCTTTACCACGATCGTTGCTCTTGGATGGAAGAGAGTTGACAATAACTAAATCAGCACGATTACATCTGTCTATGATCTTATCGATCTCAGATGGCAGTGAGAACTTATATTCTTGTAAGTTCTTTACTTCGTGACACTTCTTTCTCGACCAAGCTTTGTCTTTAGATGCAACTACTGTGTATGCATAGTTATTTTTTTCAAACCACTTGCATAGTTCTACAGTATGTTTTGTTACGCCGCATCCTTCAACGCCACGTGCTAATAGTACTATAATGTCTTTAATCATAAATATAACTTCTACACTCTTCTAATATTAATGATTCAAATACTTTGTCGTTTAATTGACGATTCCTTGGTGACGGGTGAGGTAGCTTAAAATGATCTATATTTAACTTCTTCAAAGCTTTAGACGGGAAGTCACCAAGAGCTAA